GTATGTTAGTGGTGTTTGTGAGTACGTCCCGACAGGTGTGCCAGTGAAGGACCTTGGTGAGGTGCAGGGTTTGTGTAAGTACACGGCCCCAACCTCAGCAGGAGACTGTGGTGCACCCCTCAGCCTTTTCGATTCCCGTTATTATGGCGGGTCAGGTCTCATTGGGATCCATGTGGCTGGCAAATCAAACCTCCTCTCCAGGAGTGGCTATGCCACTGTCATTTCCCGCGAGCTTATTTATGAAGCTCGCTCCCACCTTGACACGTACACTGACAGCTTCGTTTTTGGCATGAAGTATGACAACATGGTTAATGTTGGTGTACTTTCCAAGGATGAGGAACAGATGCTTGCGCAGGCTGGTATTGTTGCGGGCTCTTTTCTTCCTATTGGCATTGTTGATCAACCGGTCAACATTGCCACAAAGAGTAAGATAAAGAAGTCGCCAATACAGGATGCGCAGATCTTTGGACCCTCTCCAACAGCACCAGCGATTCTTTACCCCAAGAAGGTCGGTGATGAGACGGTATACCCCATGGCAAGGGCTATGGAGGCGTACCAGTCCCCCGCCGAATTTCGTGAGATAGAGAATCTTGATGCTATTGTTGAGATGGCTACCAAACCATTCTTTGAGCAAACCACTGGCTATGACAAAAGCATTCTAACTTTTGAAGATGCCGTGGCTCCCCCCCCTCATTTGAAGCTGAAACCCATCAACAGGAAGACATCTCCTGGTTACCCATTTAAGCTGTGGGAACCGGAATATCCCGGTAAGACAGCTTATTTTGGTAAGGAAGGAGAGTATCAGACTCCAGAGAACAACGAACATTGTGAGTACCTCAGAGACCGCGTCGAGAAAATGATCGACCAGTGTCGCAGAGGTGATCGCCCTGCAGTTGTTTGCATGGACTTCCTGAAGGATGAGTTACGACCCCTCAAAAAGGTGGAGAACATTGCTACGAGAGCCATAAGCGGTTCGCCCCTCGATTATGTGATCGCGGTGCGAATGTACTTTGGTTGTTTTCTCGCAGCAATGTTCGCCTCCTGTGTTGAGAGTGGCCTTGCACCTGGCATTAACCCATACACTGATTGGCATGTGTTGGCTGAGAAGCTGACCGCCAAAGGTGGCAAGGTTTTTGCTGGAGACTTTTCCCGTTTCGATGCGAGCGAGCAAGCGTATATCTTGTATGCTATCCTCGGAGTGGTTAACAGGTGGTATCGTGAAAACAATCCCGCCTGGAAACCAGAAGATGATAAA